TGGTACTAATAACGTAACCGGTACGATTAATATTAGCCAGACAGCCGGGCTTACTTTAGCTAACCATATCTTAGAGTCTAACCCGACAAACCTCGTTATTAAGAACAAGGCTAACCAACCTATTCTTACGGTATATCCTTCCGTAGCCTACCTTAACGGTCGTGAAATACTTAACCAATTTAAGGCCGATCAGTTATATGCTCCTAAGACTGCTTTAAATGATTATGTAACGACTACTCAATATAATAACGATATGAATTCTTTATTAACAGCATTAAGAAACGTTAACAACTAAAGGAGAATACTATGGCAATAAATGATTTAATAAACGAAGTAAATAGTATTCAAACTAAAAAACAAGCTATTAAAGAAGCTATCACATCTAAAGGTGTTACCTCCGAAGGTAAATTAAGCAAATTTGCCGACGAAATTAAACAGATTACCACTAGCGAACCCGACTGGTACATCGTTAATAAATTTAGATACGATAACGGCAACGAAGCTTTGCTTGTCCGAACTAGTGATAAAAATGCCGTTAGTGCTGATAAATATCAGATGGTCGAAATCGGTGGTGGCGTTATGAAAAGCAACAGTATTAGCAATAGTTTTAATAATATTAATAGTAACGATTTTGGCATCACTAACGGGACTTACTTTCCTCGAGAAACAGCCTACCGTAGCTTTACGACAAAAAATAGCTCTAGTGTTGTATTCGACGGTCATAACGATAATCTTAAATTAAGCCTTCAAAACGGTAAAGATATTGTGTTTAACGACGTTAATGTATATAACTGGTTAAAGGGCTACAGAAATCAATCTCTAGCCGACTTTAATACTCTTTATCTAAAATCTGACGGTATTAATAATACAGGAGTGGCTAAGACTTTAAAAGACTTTTTAGCCTCATCCAATGAAACAAGAATGTCGACACTAGGAGAATATGGACAAAATCCGTTATTGTTAATAGATTCATCTATTATGATTCAAGCGATGAATCTTAGAGCAATGCCTAAAACAGGCTTTATTTATTATTCTGATAAGACAGTCGATGCTATTTCTTTAAGTCCAGTATCTTATACAAATGCTAATAGTGATTTTACATTTTATGAAGATAAAGAAAAACTATATGGCAACTTGTCTCCAGGTAACTATATTCACTTATATATAAAAAATTCTCTCTCATTAATCGTATTCGTTAGTATAAACTTCGTTGTCGATAGTAATGGTCAAAAGCATAAAAACATCGAAGTATATATCTACGACGTCAATAGAGCATATGCCGCTGGAATAAATATTCATAAAATCATAGATAAACCATTCGAACTGTATTTAACCTTCTCTGAGCGAGCACAACAACAGTTAGAACAAGCTTCTAATATTAAAATCTTTAGAAGACAAGTATTAGCAGCTAACGGTACTCCAGAAGCTAGAGCAAGTAACTTCTTAACTGGTAGCGATGCTTTGTTAGAAGTTAGTGCATCTAAAATAACTAATGGTAGATTGCCTTATAGAAACGAAACTACAAATCTGTTTAAGAAAAGCTCGGGTGGAACTTATATTTTTAACTATCAATCAGCTTCTTTTACAGGCGACTATATTGCTACATCTTTAGTAGAAGACATTGGATTAAATAAAAAAATAGCTGGTTTTATTCGTCTTAATGATGATTCTAATAACATATCCCCTATCGAGTTAGAAAAAGCACCAGACGAAATAAAAAATAACCCAAAAATAAACTATTTTAACTACTATGGTTCTTGTCATTCCTGCATAGCTCCTAATGGTATGCTACCAGATAGTAACAAAATGATGGTATTTGTACGAGATGCACGAGGTAACGTCACATGTTTCTACGTAAAAAAAGGCAATGCTTATATCACGAATGACTGGTTAAGTACTACCGAGAAAAAGACTCAATTATATTTAACTTCAGATGCCGAAACACAAAAATATTTAACGACTAAACCGTTAGGCAATATCTGGACTGAAATTCAAGGTTTAAATAAAGACGATTTTGAAGATTACAACAAATACTAAGGAGACTTTATGACAAACGCAGAAATTATAACGGCTATAATTAGTGCGATCGGTTTAATATTCGTACTTCTTAAAGGTCTCCATGAACTTGAAGAAGATCGTGCTGAGCGTAAAGCTTTCGAGAAAAAAGCGACTGCTATTCTCGATAATATCGATGCACAATACCAAGAAATCCAAAAACAGATCGAGGCTTCGAGAGAAGATCGTCGAGCACTCGATCGTCGTATCTCGATAGTAGAGGAATCTACTAAATTAAGTCATACACGTATCGATAGTTTATCCGATAAACTCGAAGCCCTCCGAGACAGAATTAAATAATAGTTTAAATAAAGGAGCTCTTTATGGGGCTCCTTTTATAATACGAGGTTTACATGATCAATAACGATAAACTTCAGGCTATCGTCCAAATTCTGGCTGTCGGCGGTCTCGTTATAGCGTTAATTATGTCGATATTGTACGACAGAACAGAATTATCGACGAATATAGCATCTGGTTTAGTCGGCTTCATCGGTGGAGCCGCAGTTATACGTAAAGGAGAAGACAAATGGCATTAGGCGATTTAAGTGCATCTTATGAATCTAACGGTAACCCTGGGTGCGTATCCTCTGGGGCCGGTGATTTAGGCGGTATTAGTTACGGTGCATATCAGTTAGCAAGCGCAGCGGGTAGTGTCGATGCATTCATTGAATGGGGCATTTCATACGGTGGTTTTTATGCTGATTATGCAAATAGTTTAAATCAGTACGACGTGAATAGCGATGCTTTCATTAATCAGTGGAAAGAGTTGGCGTCAGCCGATTCTCAAGGCTTTTTACAAATGCAGCACGATTACATTAAATCTGAGTACTACGATAAGGCATGTCGATATTTAGCGAACGAAGGTTTCCATGCCGATAATCATTCTAACGCTTTAAAAGATGTTATCTGGTCTAGAGCCGTACAATATGGCCCGGGCAATGTAGTCGATTTATTTAACGAAGCATTATCTTATGTACCAGGTTATACTGAAGAATGGAACTTATCCTGGGTCGATGCTTTGCGTTTCGATTATGATCTTATAGTAGGAGTTTACGAGTCTAATAAAAGCGATGAATGGATTAGTCCACGATTAAGCTACGATGTAAGACAAGGTGTTTACGATCGTATGGACAACGAAAAACAAGAAGCATTAGCTATGTTTATGAAGGAGATTTAAATAATGAATGATTTAAGTAAAAAGATTGTTAACGATGCGGTCGAATTGGCTAAAGTAAATGCTGTAAACGTATTAAAAGGTCTTAAATTCGACGATATAAAATCCCTCGTCGAAGCAGAAATAGCTAGTATCATTAAGCCACTCGAGGACGAAATTAAAACAACTACTTCTTACTGGGTTAAGATCCGTAACCGTATCTATATCACTGTATTAAATAATAGTATTAATAGTATCGTTAATAGTATTCAAAAGAAAATTAGAGAACTATAATTAAATTCAGCCCTGGCTCAATAGCCGGGGCTTTTCTTTTTGTCTTCATTATGCTATCATGAATATAATATGAATTTGTGTTGTAGTTTAAAAAGGGAGCAAGAAAATGTATATTCCAGTGCAATCTATTGTACTTACTGTAATAATCATTCTTTTGACATGGGCGATATGGAAGTCTTATAAGCGTGATATGGAAAATAGGGATCCTAAGCGCAAACGACCAGATTATGAAAGTAGAAATAAAAGATATCGAGAATTAAGAGACCTCTTATTTGAAGGCTATATACAATTTTTAGATAATGGATTCGATATTGAATGGGATTCTGAATATGATGGCTTCACGATTCGCTATGACAACAAGACAAAAGAACTCGGAAGCATATATATGTTTTACGATAAAACTGGTGAGATAGCTCCTAAAAAGGAATATACTTTAATAGCATCATACAGTTTTCTAATAAAAGACGCGTCCAGTGTTGAAATTTATACAAATTGGGCTAATGCTATTAATAATAACTATAGGTGTTATAATAAGTATGTGACGCATACAATAAAGCAAGTTAACGATTCTTATCTTTATACTGTTACTCATGCAATGACAGATATTGATGAATATATGAAAAGATATGCTATATATAAAACTTTTTATGCGTTTGGCGAGTATCTAAAATGGATTAAAGAAGACTATGAAAAAAGACATAAAATATAGTTTGATAAATATTTCACCACGCGTTTCACCATGAGTAGTACACATCCTATTAATATAGATATATACTATATTTATAAGGCGTAGTACCCTCATCTCCACCAATATTCAAGCTAAAGCTAGAAGATACGTAAATACTGAACAAATGCAGTAGTTACCTAATCTTCTAGCTTTTTTTAGTGTTCGTATATGATCGCTAAAATACGTATTTGTTCGCCTAAAATTTCACCATGATTTCACCACCGTTTCACCACGAGACACTTTTTTAAAAATGCCTTAAAAGCAGTTAAATAAAGGATACTTAATAAAAAAAGACCGGCAATAATGCCGGCCTAATTATGCCATAATATCGATAGAATCGAGTATCTGTTTTTCTTGTTCTTTCATCGCATCCGTAACATGTGTATAAATTGATAGGGTAGTTTTAGGTTCATTATGACCGACACGAGCCATAATCGTCTTAAGAGGCGTTTGTTTCTCGGCTAGTAATGAGATATGAGTATGCCGGAATGTATGTGTCGTTACAGTTTTATTAAATGGTACTGATTTAAGCAATTTATTTAAATAATGTGAATCATAAGGAATGCCGCCGTCCGTTACAAAGATATAATTATCGTCGTTTTTATAATGCTGCATGATCTGTTTACGGTTATGATTTAAGGCTATAAACGTCGATAGGATATGCCGCGCTCGTTTATTTAATTGCACCCTACGGGCCGAGTACTCGTTCTTAGGTGGTATCCTAAGCCCGTTAACCGTTAACGTCGCATTGACGTCGATATACTCATTTTTAGCATTGTAGTCTTGAACGCGTAAGGCCCTTAACTCACCGATACGTAGTCCCGTTAAAGCTTGAAACTCGAATAGAAGAGCTACTCGTTGGTTTTTCTTAGCAAGAGTCGTTAAGAATGACTTTAGCTCTTCCTTAGTCAAAAACTTCTCACGGGCTTTAGTAATTTCTTCGGTCGTACGAGGCGGTCTTTTTAGAATAACGTCGTCGAGATAGGATACGTTATTAATGTAGCCCATACGTTTACCATACTTTAAGACTTGTTTGAATACAGAGTAAACTCTCTTGACATAATTAAAGCTAAACTGTTGTAAGTATTTGTTTAATGTACGTTGAATATAAATAGCCTTAAGATTAGCTATTAAGATATTGCCGTCGAACCATTTAAGTACTGTCTTAGCATGATACTCGAGATTCTGTTGCGTCGTGATCTTGCGAATCCCTTTATCGATTTCGACAAATTCGTCCGTAAGCTCTTTGACCGTCATACTTTTATTAACTACACTGTTCGTCAATATTGACTCAATCTTATCAGCTAGGACACGTTGCATTTCTTTCTGTACAGACTTAGTATTCTTAGACGATGTAGCATAGACTTTCTTATTCTTACCAGTTAAGGGATCCTTATAGCTCTCGCCATACCGATAGGAGAGGGTACCGTTTTTAAGTTTTCTTTCCTCAATGAACATCTTAAACTCCTTATTACTTCTTAAACTCAAGGAGAAGATTTAAAAGAGCTGTTAATTGATCATCGGATAATAAGTCGATCGTCACATTTATCTCGCTCATTAATTTCTCACGATTCTTAATGTCGACATCGTTAGTACATATTTCTTGCATCTCACTAACAGACACACCAAAGACAGCCGCTAAGCCTTCGATAATGTGAGGCGCTACATTCTTAACATAACCATTTTCAAGCATCGTGTATGTCGTTCGCTTGTAAGATGCCTTTTTAAGGTCTAACGGCGTAATATCCGTCACATTATTAACAAGCTCCTTGCGAAGATAATCTTGCACGGCATCGGCTATTGCTTGATGACTTTTACCGAGCTGCTTGCGTAGGGCTTCTAATTTTACTAGTCTTGCCATAGTTGTTCCTCCTTATATCTATATAGTACTTAATAATTTAAAAATTGTCAACGACGAGACTTGACTGTTCGCATGTGTTCGTATATGATCATTATAGATGAATTATAATCAGTGTTAGTGTATTGTAGGTGTATAATGGCACAACATTACGCAAGTGTAACTGACTTAGCTAAGATTTTTGCTATTGGTAGGACAAAAGCGACTGAGTTAGTACATCAAATGGAGACAGATCCAGATTTTAAAGACAACGTTATCTCTTTTAGTCATAAGAAGAAAAACGTCAATATCGAGGCCTTTCGAGAGTTTCTCGTGACAAAGGTTAGCAGACAATGGGTTAAATAACTATTAGCTATGCAAAACTGATATAGCTATTAATTGATAACTCTTAGACAAAGATGAGTAATATCTTATTGAATCGCAAATCAAGCGGTTAGAAGTTTTTAGTTAATATAAAGGACTAACATTATGACTTTATTAGAAAGAATTCAAGCAAAAACTACTTTGTATACTATTCTTAACAGAGAGTATATTAAAGGCCAGGGTCACGTGTGGACTGTAAAAAACAATGAGACCGGCGTTATTAGTAAGAAGAATACATATGAGCTAACAGGCGGCAGAGACACAGCTGCGAACGATTATAAAAAGAAAACTAGCCGCCGTGTTAAATCGACAGCTAAATTCTTGTCTCACGGCATGTCTGATACTAAGTTTTATCATCAGTGGAAGCAGATGAAGAATCGCTGCAATAATCCTAGTCAGCCTCAATATGAGAAGTACCATGCTAAGGGCTATGATCCTAGATGGGACGTATTTGAGAACTTCATGGCCGATATGTATGACACTTATGAAGACGGCCTTACGATCGACCGTATCGACGGCGAGAAAGGTTATTATCCAGATAACTGTCGATGGGCCGATAGAACTACTCAACAACGGAACATGAAGTCAAACGTAAGAATCAACTGGTTCGGTACTGAGATGACTTTGGTTGAGTTAGTCGAAAAACACGGCTTAACGAACTACGGTATGTGTAACCAAGACTTAAGACGTTATCAAGGCATGGGTTTTGATATTAATATGGCGGCTGTAATGATGGTCTTAGGATTTGCATCGGGCGTAAGATTACTTAAAGGGAGTCCGAAGGCTAAAACTGTTAAAGCTGGTAAGAAACTATATGGTGATGTGTATGGCACATTAAGCGACCCATTGAATCCAGACAATCTTATGGCTATGTGTAGAACGTCGGAATTGGCTGATATGGAAGTGCTATAACAGTAAGAATTATCCTCTACCTGGGAGACTAGGTAGGGGGTATTTTTTTGCCATTAAATATGTTGGTACTGCTTAAATGTATAAATATTTATCGATCGCCTGTACGGAGTAAAAATGTAGCTTAGGATAAATTATACCTGGGACAGATCAAAACTTCCGTACAGGGCCTTTAATTGAATTCTACGGCTATTCCTGCATCGGATATATTCCTTAGCTTGTAACGCGGAAGTAAGCGCGGGCCGAGGTCGTCAGACCGAGTCGTTAGTACTCTCTGTTAGTCGATATCAAGATGTTAATTAAAGCCTCTCTAAGACCAGTTAGTATGCTTCTGGAGTATTTATATCTTAAACACATGAGACGGCCCTTAGAGCGTGAATAGCGAAGTTTTATAGCTATTGTAGCGATATAGATATATGTGTAAGGGCGGCTTATTGTCTTAGATAAAATGACTTAATTCATTTAAATCGCCTCTGAGAGAAGTTTTAGCTGTTGAGGATAGATTATACCTGGTCCATATTAAAACGCTGTCAGAGAGGCTATAATTGATAAATTTGGCTATTGTAGACTGAGACATATATCTGACTTTAGCGACTTTAAAACGTTGGAGCTGAAGAGATGTTTCAATGCTGTTAATGAGGGCATATATGACAAGAGTTTTAAGAGGTGGCCGCTATGGGAGCTAGGTATGTTTCTTTACATAGAACATTTGTTTGATGTATATGATCTAAAAGCGGCCGTTGGTCCATATAACGTATTGTGTCCGGGCCGCCCTTAACGATATACAAGCTGCCAAGGCCTTTATTCTGTTGGAGCATAGGACGCATGGCCTTTGACGATATGCCACAGAAACAGAAATGGCCGCCTCTGTCCATCTAATGTATATCATCCATTATTATCAGCAATGACAAGAGACTATATCCTATGACAACAACTAATCAAGCTTCAGTAGTAGTCTTTGGCTAAAGAATACCTTACAATAGTCGATTTCAGTTAAATAGAAGGGCTACTACCTGTCAAGGCTGATAAGGAACAATAGATGATATTCCACAACCTAATACCGTTAAGAGCGCCGGCGATCTCTTCTCAATCATATACCTCTTATTAATAGCCTCTAAAGACATTCTTGCAACCTTAATCAAAAACATCTCTTAAACTCATCTCTTCAGCAAGCTACATCTCTAACAATAAACATTCTTTATATCAACTTTATTTTTAACTCCTAACAGCCGCTCATAATACGATATGTATAGCTATTAATAACATCTTCCCACAATTTCCCTTTCCGCGCCTAATATACTTAGTATAAACAGTAAATATATTTCATGACACAAGCTGTATTAATACCTAAAAGTCATGACAATAAATATTAGATATCTAAATGCTTTTTTTATGTAAAAACATAAAACACATATACATTCCAGCAGCTATTACTTTTAATATGCCAAAATTATATACACAGTATCATCATAAAGGGCATTCTTTGACAGGTAATATTATATTGACAGTGAAAATATTTCATTATTTAAACTTATGCAGTATAGTATCGACCATAGTTTAAATATCAACATGGAGTAGGGGTCGCTACGCTCCCCGTAATGAAACTACCTCGTTCACTGCGTTCACATCGTTAGTTTCATTCTTATTCAACAAGAATATTTTTTACTGCTAGAAAATTTTTTTGACAAATAACGTTAACTTTATTTTTCTGTGAGTAATATATGTACGAGAAGTAAAAACACTTCCGAATGATATATTCGTTCGCGATGCTCACTTCATAATCATTCTACAGTGATCGTCACACTCAAGCGTCAAGAATGCCGATGGACATAATTCATAAAATTAACAAAATTTATACTGTTGGCGACTTGTATATGACGATATTATTTGATATAATGTATTTAGAACAGTAAAAACTAATTGACAAAGAGCATTAACACGCTAAATTAATTTAAAAGAAAAGTGGTGGACACTCTATAATAATCTTAAAAAGAGCCAGGCACCAAAAATTAACCCAAAAAATATCAAAAACATTAGATTTTATATATTGTTTTGAAGAAAAACAATAATACCCCCCATGGGTGGTTTTAACAATTATTAAATAACCCATAGGGTATATCTTAAACCAACGATTTTTAATAAGAAAAGGACAACAGTTATGGCACTAAATAAAGGTTTTGAACTATTTGACGAACTTGCAAAAAATGAACCAGTACCTGGTTTAGACGATCAAAAAATAGACGATGATGATGGTTTTAATAAGGACGGTGTTAAATTCGATTATGACAATAATCTTATTTTAGAAAAAATGCCACAGTCTGACGGTCGTATAAAATATTATTATAAAGGTAAATCAATGGGCGGCATTGAGCTTTTTAATAAGAATGGTAAATTTGCTAATCTTAACAATTTAAATATAAGAACTACTATATTTGGACTTATTAAAGAAGATTTAATCCAACGTTTTGTAGAAATTTGTAGAGAAGACTCTAAAAAACAAGGTAAAAATCAAACTAACTTTGCGACATTTGAATGTGCTCTTAGAGTATTAGCTCTTCATGTAAATGAAGAGAATCATATTATCGGTATAAGGAACGGTCGCAATGTTAAGCTTAATACAAAACAATTAAAACGTCTTCTTGGAACTGGAAACTATGCTTTATCTGAAACACAAGCTACGTTATTCATAAGAGCTGCAAAAAAGGCTGATATTATCCGTCAAAAAGGCCGCGGCGATAACGCTTATTTTATTATAAATCCTATCTATAATAATGGAGCATATTATGGAAGAATTTGTCGAAAAACATTGGTGGAATTTAATAGCGTATTAAAACCATTATTTGCTGAGCGACAATATATCGAATGTGTTAGATACCTTATTAAAGAAGGTGAGTTACCAGAAGACTGTCTTATGGAGAATAACGATAATGAATAATAAAGAACTTATAAAAGAAACGCTTTTTAAAATATTAACTGATTTTAGTGTCGTAGGACGCCTAAGATCACCAATCGATTTACATCAATCATTTACTTGTAGGATAAAAGAATGCTTACCTAAAGAGTTTAATATTATACACACGGCCATTATTGAGTCACCATATGAATGCGATGAAAATCATGCTGCATATCTTAAGCTAATAGATCCAGAAGGAAAAATATATAAAGCTGGCGTTTATTATAATCGTTTAGGTTTTGAAATTAATATAGATGAGGTACATTAACCCAATGGAAAATAAAGAACTAACATACATTAATAATTGCCGAAGAAAAATAACTGACGTGCTACTTAATGCTGAGTCAACATACAAAGAAAATGACACTAGAACAAAGTCAGAGATTGAAGCTGATTTTAAAAGCGAACTGCAAAATAACTTAAAACCTCTTAACGTAATCGATACGTTTACCGTAATAGGTGAGCATGATGTTATTGGAGCCTGGTTTGCGATTATAGAAGACGGTAAATATCAATATCAAGCTTCAAAAACTTACGGTGAAAATAGTCTGATCGCCGTGTCGACAGCTACTTTTAAATAAAATAATTTAGTAACTTTATATATAGATAGTAAGGACTAACACTATGGAAGAAAGAACAATTACACTCAACAGCGACGAATTAAAACATACATCGTCTATTTATAATTTAATAGGAAGAAGATTTCTTAATCAATATAATATAGATCGCTTTTATTATCACTTGATGGGTAAAACTCAAGTTAAAGAATTTTGTGAAAGACTTCTTAGTAAGGTTTCTCCAAAATTAAAGGTTTATTGTGCAAGAATTGAAGAAACGGAAGATCAAGGCGAGAATATTCAAAAATATCAAGATAACAGTATTCGGACATGTCGAGTTGTTATCATAAATACAGAGATTTGCAAACAAATTTATTATGTGATAGATTTTACTCTTTATTCTGGTAGAATTACCTATGGTGTGACGACTGGAATTTTTCCAGAGGGAGTAACGCTTGAAGGTCTAAAAGATAGTACTGACGATAAATCAGAAGAAATAACGGCTTAAACAGTAGAATCAATGATTATACATTTATAGGTATTAATATGAGTAAGATTTTTGAACTTACTGACAAAGATTTTGAAGGGCTTCGGATGGCTTGTAAGTTTAACGGATATACACCGATACGAGCTATCGATAAATTGCTAACAATTAAAAAGATCGAGCACAAAAACCTCGATGTTAAGGTTTATCATCCTAAAGGATTGAATGGACGACAAGAGACACAATATCAGTTTTATTATATAGATAAAGACAACAAAGAAGTTAATGTCTTAGCCGATAAGAGAGGATTTCGGGTAACGACAAACTTCTATAACATAGATTGATAAAACTTCATTAAAATTTCATCTTAGATATCGCTTAACGCCATCATACGATGAGTAATATATCCATGAACGGCGAACAAGCGAAGACAATTAAATATTCTGGATCGACGCCGAGAGCTTTACATACTCCGGCGTCTTTTTTATTGCGCGGATGGCCGCCATTCATCATTCTTAACAGCTTAATCTATAACATAACACAACACAAAGGACTTATATAACAACATGAAATTATCTTATCTAATACCGACTACAGAATACCTTACTAAAGAAGAAGAAAAAGCTCTCTTTAAGGAGTACCACGAAACACCTTCTTTAAGACGTAAAAAACAAGTTAAAGAAGACTTAGTATTAAATCAGTGCGGACAAATTATTAGTATTGCATCCATATATAAGAACGTCGACGATATTGAAGACCTATTTCAAGAAGGTATGATCGCCGTCCTTGAATCATTTGAAAATTATGATTATACTCACGAGGCTTCTTTTACGACATATATGAGACGAGGTATCTTCCGTCAAATATGCGATTACCTTAGACGAAATAAAACAATAGGTTTGCCTCAAACAGCTATCGAGAAGCTTAAAAAGATTAATAAGGCTAAAGAACTTCTCGAACGACTTAATAAACCGATCACGACTGAAGCAATATCCGATATCACAAATATTAAAGAACACAATGTAATCGAAATACTTAATACGCTCTCAGTCGAAGAGCTTGATCGTTTCTGTAACGATGGAGAAGGCGAGGTATCGATTCTAGAACATGTCGAAGACAAACAAGCCTCAAAAGCATTTGACGATATACTCGATGACATGACTGAACCTACGATCGACATGTCGTGCTTAAGCGACCGCGAAAGAGAAGTCATTATACTGTTCTACTATAAGAACCTATCTATACATCAAATAGCTAGACGCTTACATCTTAAACTAAACTTAGTATCCGATGCTAAGTCTAGAGCTCTCAAGAAATTAAGAAAGGCACTATCCCATGACAATCAACATTAGAAGACAACAACCGAACGAAGAACCTAATATTCTTATTGACCACGAGAATAATCGTGTCGTCATCGTATCGACATTCTATTTAAAAGCGATCGTGTACACCGTGATCGCCTTATTCTCCTTAATAGCTTACCTAATCATCTCTCTTATTATTAATATATAAAATACTAAAGGACTTATTATTATGAAGTATACTAAACAACAAAAAGCATTAATCAAAGAACTACTAGATAGCTCTAATAATTATATTGAACAACCTCTCTTCAACGAAGAACATCCATATTATAATACTAATCTAGCTCGTAAATACTTATACCGATACCGTGATGCTAAAACAAACCTTAAACAATCGAATGCATTAACTAAACTCTATCAACAAGACATATCACGTATCGACGATAGTGAGTTACAATCACTCCTTACAAAGTACAAACAAGAAGAATTAGCTTCTCAGAAAGAATATATCGCTATCCAACAGGAAGTCATCAATACTATTAATAAGGTACCCGATGCCCGCTATAAATTACTCCTTACTAACTACTACTTAAACGATATACCTCTTGTACAAATAGCTAGTAACTGGGAACAGTCATATACACAAAATAGAGGATGTACCTTCCGAGCTATTAAATACATACATGTCGAAGCATTAAAGCAAGTATGCGAAGTATTACATGGAGGCAATAAATGAAATCATCTTTAACAATATTCTTATCGATGCTGGCTGGCAGTATAGCCGGTATTATTCTAGCTGAATTAACAAAGCATATGCTACAGTAGGAGACCATAATGGACAACGAACTATTATTAATCATATTATTGTTACTACTAACGATGTACTTACCGATGATGATCATGTCGTTATATTAACGAACAGCATTAGAACCACAAAGGCGGCCGAACACAAATCGACCGCCTCTTTTTATTTAATAGCTTCTTATATTTATCTTACTAACAATACTATTAATATTAATAACAACATCTTCCCCATATTTCCCCTTAAGACCATAATATAATACTAGAAGGGTACAAAACATTTAAAATTTACCTCCTATTATTTATACCCTTAAAAAAGATGTCATAATTTTAGTCCTTTTCTAACATCTTTGATTAATTTTTACTACTGGAAAAAAGATACCCTCCGACGAGGGTTCTTTTTTTTGCCCTATTAACCAAACATATATTCGTAGTTATATCCAACTACTTACTAATACATTAAACAACGAAAGAGGTGAGATCCATCGCCATTAAAGAAAACTCCAGAGGCAAACTTATTGTCGATGGATACACTTTAACACATAAACAAACTATCTTTTGTGAAGAATACGTGGCCAGTAATCACGATGCCTATAAAGCCGCAGTAGAAGCTGGTTATAAATGCAAGACACGTAAAGCTGCCCTCAATATAGCCAGCGAAAACTTGGAGAAACCGGCCATTCAAGCCTACATAGCTGAATTAGAGCGTCGTATCAACAAAAGACACGAACAACGTGTAGCAAGTATTGAAGATAGAAGAAACCTACTGACACAGTTTATCTATGACTTAGATATAAAAGCTACCGATCGTTTAAAAGCACTCGACATCTTAAATAAGATGGATGCTGCATATGAACAACGTATCAAAATGGATACTACGATTAATAATCCAGTCCAATCGTTAACGACAGAAGAGCTCAGATCTCTAATTGATAATAAACCCGATTAACTTTCCCTATGTATTTTTGAACTTATACGAACACATACGAACACTCAGAGGAGGTGATACGAATTTCTAAAGCAAGCCAAATGAGAATGACGCCAGAGCTAAAACAACATATCCAATATCAAGCGAAGCTAGAACTCGCTCGACGAGACTTTTTCGACTATTGCGAGTTAATGGCTCCCGACTTTTATAAACGGTCGCGGCCTTATCTCCTTCATTTAACAGCTACCTTACAACATTTCGTATCACAATCTTTAAAGAAAGTATTAATAGTATCAATGCCACCTCGTACCGGTAAATCTAGAACAGCTATTATGTTCACGGAATGGTACCTCGGTAAAGATCCGACACAAAAGATAATGACTGGATCTTATAACGAAACACTATCGACACAATTCGCTAAGTCAGTCAGAAATGCTATCCAAACCAATAAGGCCGACCCATTTACACCGGTTTATTCCGACGTGTTTCCTAATACAAAGATTAAACAAGGTGATGCGGCTATGAACATGTGGTCTCTCGAAGGACATTACTCATCTTATCTTGCTACGTCTCCTTCTGGTACGGCTACGGGTTTCGGGTGTACGTTAATGATCATAGACGACGTTATTAAGAATGCTCTCGAGGCAAATAATCAACTTACGAAACAAGCTCACTTCGAATGGTTCACTAATACGATGTTATCTCGTTTAGAAGAGGGCGGCAAAATCATTATCATTATGACACGCTGGGCGTCCGACGATTTAGCTGGTCGTATTATTAATCACTTCAAAGACGATGCCGAAGTCGTATCACTTAAAGCACTTCAAGACGACGGAACGATGTTATGTGACGAAGTACTATCCAGAGAATCTTATGAAGAGAAAAAGAAATTAATATCGCCCGATATATTCTATGCTAACTACCAACAAGAACCGATCGACCTTAAAGGACAACTGTATTCGTCCTTAAAGACATACGACAAACCTCCGCAATTCGAGAAGATACAGTCTTATACCGATACGGCCGATACGGGTACCGATTATCTATGTTCGATCATATACGGCATCTATCAAAAAGAAGCTTATATTCTTGACGTGATTTATACAAACGAACCGATGGAGATAACAGAGCCCTTAGTCGCAAAACATTTGTTCGATTATAAAGTTAACGAAGCGTACATCGAATCGAACAACGGCGGCCGAGGATTCTCACGTCAAATCTCTCATTATTTAACAGATACCTACAATACTAATTACACAACAATTATACCGTTCCATCAATCAAAGAATAAACAATCACGAATACTATCTAATGCTACATGGGTTATGGAACATATTTACTTCCCATACAACTGGCACAACAAATATCCAGATTTCTATAAAGCTATAACATCTTATCAGCGTGAAGGTAAAAACCTACACGACGATGCTCCCGATGCACTTACAGGCGTCGCCGAAAAGATCAATACACAAACACCTATATTCTCATTCGATTAACTAAAGGATATCCAATGAATACAACCGAACAATGGATCGACATCATACGTCGCAATACAGGTATCTCGGAACAACAATTCGTACAAGCCGAATACGAGAAATTCCTGTATTCCAAGAAACGACGTAAGATGCTTTTATCACGACAATATTATTTAGGAAACCAACAAGAACCGAAACATCTCGTATATACTGCTAAAGATACAATGCAAGATGCGTCAGGTATCATACCTAATAATAAAATCATTAACAACTTATTCGACGATCTAGTCGACCAAAAGACTAACTATCTATTATCACAACAAATCGATACACAAACACAACAAGATATAGATCTAAGCGAGTACTTTAATCCAAGCTTCCAAAATCTATTAAAGGAATTAGGCAAGGACGTATACCAATGCTCGATCGGTTATCTACATCCGTTTATCGACGAACAAGGCAACTTATCCTTTAAACGATTTAAACCCGAGAACGTTATACCTTTCTGGCACGACGAAGCACATAAACAACTCGATGCTTTTATTCACTTCTACGACGTCGAAATCTATCAAAGTACTACTATCACGACGACCGAAACACACGTCGAATATTATCTACCGGAAGGCGTACATTATTATATCTATTCTAACGGTCAACTAGCTCCCGATACATCTAAATTAAATACGGCATACATCCATAAAAATGATATCTCTTATAACTGGACGTCCGTACCGTTAATCTGGTTTAAGCCTAACTCAGACGAGACATTCTTACTCGATCGTATTAAGACACTTCAAGATGCTCTCAATCAAATGATATCTAACTTTGCTAACGTGATGTCTCAAGACGTACATAATACGATCTTAGTACTTAAAGGGTACGACGGCACTAATCTCGAAGAATTCCGACACAACTTAGCTAAGCACGGCGTCATTAAAATCTCTTCGACGCCGGAAGTACAAGGCGACGTCGAAGCATTAAACGTTAATGTCGATGCTACAAACTATACGACGATTATTAAAGAACTCGAACGTGCGATTATCACGAATGGCCGAGGCTTCGATGCTAAAGACGACCGTATGGCTAATAATCCGAATCAGATGAATATTAATTCGATGTACTCAGATATCGACCTCGACGCTAACGATCTCGAAGCGGAATTCCAAGCGTCGCTGCATCATTTAGTGGACTTTATTAATGCCTATCGCTCCCTTAATAGTCTCCCGATTATCTCTTCTGTTAACTTTATATTCAATAGAGACTTACCTGTTAATCAACAAGATACGATTAATGCGATTAAAGATTCTGTCGGTATCTTATCTGAAAGAACTCTCGTAGCTAATCATCCGTTTACACTAAATGTCGACGAAGAACTCGAACAAATTAAAAAAGAACGACAAGAACAACTTAACCAAGACTATACATACGAAGGTAATTAATCATGTACTGGGAAGATCGTTTTCTAAGCGATAAAGAACAAAGTATCCTCGATGCTCAACAACAATTTAATGAATTATCATCTATAACTGAATATGCACTCGAGAAACAACTATCACAAATACAGTCGTTCTACCAGAAATATGCCAACAACAACGGCATAACACTACAAGAAGCCAAAAAACAATTAACGGCAAGAGAATTAAAGGCGTTTAAATTAACACTTAAGCAATATATCAAGCTGGCACAACAGAAGAACTTATCGCCTAAACAGATCAAGTTACTCGAGAACGCATCCATACGCTCACGTCTCTCACGCATCGAAGCGTTATGGATACATACGCAACAATTCGCCGAAGAGATGGCCGCCGACACTAATACTCATTTAACAGATTTCCTTCTTAAGCAATACCAATCAAGTTATTATAAAGCAGCCTATACTACACAATCACTATTAGGTAACTATCAAACCTTCAGACAAGTACCTAAGAAACAGATATTAGCCACATTACGACAACCCTGGAACGAACAAAACTTCTCCGATCGTATATGGCAACAAAAAGACGTACTCATCACAAAGTTACGTCAAGAGATAACACGTTCCTTTATAGCACAAGAACCGTCAGAGCGTACGACAGAACGTATATCGCATACATTTAATACACAAATCTCGAATGTACGACGCTTAGTCGAAACAGAAACGGCATACGTTCAAGAATTAGCTCTACACGATTCCTTTAAGGAGTTAAACGTAAAAGAATACCAGATCTTAGCGACGCTCGATAAACATACGTCCTCGATATGTCGGCACCTCGATAAGCATATCGTACCGCTATCCGATTACAAGCCAGGTATAACGGCACCGCCATTTCATCCGTATTGTCGTTCGACGATGATACCGAACGTACCGCTTAACTCGCGAGCATCCAGACCAGATCAGAAGACAAAGTACATACCCGATATGACTTATGAAGAGTGGAAGTCCGATTACTTAACCTAATCGGCGCCACTCTTATTATATTGTCTTTTTAAATTTTGTAGACGATAAAGAACAAAATAAACTAATTAATTCAATGTGAGATGTGACTCACGATAATCAAACGAAACGTATTAATTTAAGGAGTTTCCCTCAATGACTAAAGAACAATTATTAGCACTCAACCTTTCCGAAGAACAATGCGCAACGATTATAGAAGATTATGGTAAAAACTACGTATCTAAAGCTCAATTTAACGAGAAGAACGATGCATACAAGAGCGCTAAGAAAGAAATTGAAAACCTAACAAACGATATTAACACGTTATCTAAAGCTAACGAAGCGAACGAAGCATTACAATCTCAAATCAAAGAACTTCAAGACGCCGCAGCAAAAAGAGAAGCCGATTACGTCGAAAATATTAAGAACATGAAAATCGACACAGCCATCGCTAAAGAAGTACTACAAGCCGGCGCTATGAATCAATCCATCTTAACAGGCTTATTAGACCGCTCTAAGATCACTTACGACAACGAAACTATCACAGGTATTCAAGAACAAATTCAATCTTTAAAAGAATCCGATCCTTATTTATTTAAACAAGATTCTATTAAAGGAGTTACGCCAGGGGAAGCTACACCTAAAACCGATAACGGTTTAACTAAAGAACAATTCAAAAAATTATCTTATCTCGATCGCGTTAAATTACAAGAATCCGATCCCGATTTGTACGAAGAATTATCTCACTAATTAATTACAAGGAGACCATCTAACAATGGCAAACGAAACGAAACTCGCAAATATTATTAACCCTCAAGTTATGCAAGATATGGTATCTGCTGGTTTACCTAAAGCATTAAAATTTACACAATTCGCAGCTGTTAACGAAGAACTTAAAGGCGTTCCTGGCGACACTGTAACAATTCCGGCATGGGCTTATATCGGTGCAGCTGAAGACGTTGCAGAAGGTGCTGAAGTTACGACTGCTACTATGTCCGCTTCTACTAAAACTGTACAAATTAAAACAGCTGGTAAAGCTATTACATTGACAGATAAAGCAGTTAATTCTGGTCTAGGCGATCCTGTCGGTCAAGCTACTTATCAATTGTCCTTGTCTATGGCAGATAAAATCGATAATGACGTATTAGCAGCATTGGGTACTACTACTTTGGCAGCTACTTCCACAAAAGTTATCTCCTATGAAGGTGTTGTAGCAGCTGTCGATAAACTTAACGAAGAAGGCAACACAGACAAAGTATTGTTCGTAGCTCCTAGTCAAGTAACTACTCTCCGTTTGGACCCTAACTTCATCGATCGCAACAAATATAATGCTGACGTAATGATGAACGGTGAAATCGGTATGATCGCTGGCTGTCGTGTCGTTGCTTCTCGTCGTATCGATGATTCTAAAGCGACTATCGATAACTTCATCGTATGCTTGACTCCAGAAGTCGAAGACGGTACTCCAGCTCTTCCAGCTGTTACTATCTATACCAAAGCAGAAGCTAACCTCGAAACAGAACGTCATGCAAAAGCATTGTCTACTGATATCGTAGTATCTGCACACTATGCCGTAGGTTTGACTAACGAATCTAAAGTCGTAAAAGCAACTTTCAAAAAATAATATAGGTTAATATCATGGATCAAATAAAAGAACTAATACGTTTCTCGACACATTTTAACGTGACTCCAGAATACGACTCTGTTCTTCAGTATATCTATGATGCGGAACGGCAATATCTTCTTAATATTCTTAACCTAGAAGATTTGCCTTCCGAATTATCTGGACTACTCGACAAAAGAGTGGCCGCAAGGTTTATCGATCATCATAAGGATACCATCCTTAAAGAAGCCGATCTTCAACCAATCAAACGGCTTAAAGAAGGCGACACCGAAATTGAATTCGACGGCGATAATACCTTATCATATCTATCTTCTCTTATTAGCAAATGGACTTCATTGGAAGGTACAGACATAACATGTTATCGAACATTAAAATGGTAGCTCGTCAACATTTCGAGCGTCTTTATCAAGATACATGTATTCTTACTGAACAAAAGAAAGCCATTCAAGATCCTCTCACTGGCATAATTAAGAACGGCGAACTCGAAGCAGTTAGTTACCCTTGTCGAGTTTCATTTAAAACGCTTCAGTCTAACGACATCGTTAATAAGTTACCATCCTCTTCTCAGATCGTAGTCTTATTCATTTCGCCCGATCTCGAAATTAAGCCAGGTACCGATATCGAAGTGATCCGTAATAACCGACGCTTCGCTTATACAGCTTCCTCACAAGTAGCGTTATACGACACTCACCAAGAGATACAGTTAACGCTCAAGAGTAAACATAATGGCTGACGTAACGATCGATTTATCGGGATTAGACGAGCTATTAAGGAAGACACAAGAGCTTCAAGATAACGTCTCGACTCTTAATAAAACGATTACCGACGATTTAGCACAATATTATTTAGCCGAAGCGATAGCTAATACGCCAGTCGGTGAAACTAAGACTTCGCCAGACGGCAAATATCGCTCCGTATCGGAACACATGAGACGATCGTGGGAGGCCGAACGTATTAACGACTCTACCGTTAAAGTACTCAATACGGCTTCCTATGCATCGTACGTTAACGACGGCCATAGACAACAACCCGGGCGATTTATCCCCGTTCTCGGTAAGCGTCTTACTAAGTCGTTCGTTAAAGGTCTACACATGCAAGAGAAGGCAGAAGCGGCTACGAGAAGAGCTTCAGATAAGATTATGAAGAACGCGCTCGACGACTACTTATCAACGTGGAGCAAATAATGAACTACATTAATGAAATTATCGACGGCATAGCTAAATCATTATTTAACAGTTTTAAGTACCATATTTATATTGACGAGATTAAATCAGATGCACAATTCCCTTGTTTCGTAATCGAGACTCTAAATACTGAACAAACACATATCATGGACATACGTTATGAACGTAGAAACGACTTCGATATCATGTTCTTTATTTCAGACGACGACTATATCGAGGAACAACAAGTACAGATTAATCCGGTTACCGAGAGCTTATATTTCGATCTTGAATATATAACACTCTCTGACGGATCCTTACTTAACGGTATCGATATGAGTCATCGTATTACCGACGGCATCTTACATTTTAAAGTCTCTTATGAGTATCACATACTTAAAACTAAACAAGATAAAGATCCTATGCTTACTTTACATCAAAATCAAGAGGTTAACACATATGCCAAGAACAAAGAAAACTGATGAAGTGGTAGTTAACGAAGTAGTAGAGAATACTACTCCAGTACCTACATTCTCTCCAGAAGTAATCATTTCTTCTGACAGATTTAAACAATACGCCGACTTAATCGCTGCTGTAATCGAAGATCGAGAATATAGCATCGAAGAAATCGAAGCCTTACTACAAGATACTTTAAACAAACCAGTCATTGAAGTTTTCAATGACGAAATCTATAATGATTAATTTTAAATAAAGGAGACTTATCCTATGGCATTAGGTGGCGGCTACTGGCTATTTCAAAATAAAACATTGCCAGGCGCATATATTAATTTCGTTTCCAAGAATAAAGCATTCGCCGAAATCGTAGATCGCGGTTACGCTACTATGGCTTTATCTCTTGACTGGGGCGAAACAGGCAAAATCGTACGTGTAGAACAAGAAGAATTCCAAAAGGATTCACTTAAAATCTTCGGCTACGATTATTCTCATGAAAAAATGAAAGGTCTACGTGACTTATTCATCAATACTAAAACTTTATATTTATATCGTTTAAACTCCGATGCAGTTAAAGCACAATCTACCGTAGCAACTGCTACTTGCGGCGGTGTACGTGGTAACGATATTGCTGTAGCTATTTCTGCCGACATTAACGATGCTTCTAAATTCGTCGTAACGACTTATCTTAAGACAGACGATGTCGTTAAAAAAGTCGACGAACAATCCGGTCTTTCTACGCCTAAAGAACTCGTTAACAACGCATACGTAACATTTAATGAAATGTCCGCATTTACAGCACAATCTGCTACCTATTTAACAGGTGGTACTAACGGTACGGCTGTACAAGCATCTGATTATCAAAAGTATATCGAGTTAATCGAACCATACTACTTTAACGTATTAGGTTACGCTGGTTCCGATCAAACAATTCAAAACTTATTTATCGCATTCGCTAAACGTACTCGTGAAACTACAGGTCAAAAATTCCAGGTATGTCTTTATAATAACACTCGTGCTAATTATGAAGGCGTTATTTCCCTAGCTAACAAAGTAACAGATAGCGGTGCTGAACCTGGTGCTGGTGTCTACTGGTTAACTGGTGCAGAAGCATCTTGCCCTATTAATAAATCTTTGACTAATAAAATTTATGACGGTGAATACAATTTCAACGTTCAATATAAACAATATGAATTAGAACAATTTATTAAGGGCGGCCAAATCGTATTCCACAACGTAGCCGATTCCGCATCTGGCAACGTAAAAGGTAACACTCGTTTGTTATCCGACGTTAACACATTTACTGAGTTCTCTAAAGAACGCACTAAAGACTTCGCTCTTAACCAAGTTATTCGCGTTTTGGATAACTCCGCATACGATGTAGCTCGATTATTTAACAACTACTACCTCGGCAAAACACCTAACGATAAAGATGGTCGTATTGCATTATGGAACGATATCGTTAAATTATTCGAAGACTACGCTAAAGTACGTGCTATTAAAGAATTCGAATCCAAAGATGTAGAAATCCCACAAGAAGGCGACGAAAAAGGTTCCGTAGTCGTAAACTACGAAATCAACCCTACAGTTGCTATGGATAAATTGTACGCTACTTGCTACGTTAAATAAAGGAGTTAAATAATGGCAGATAAAGCTCAAACTATGTTAGCAAAAGACGTTATTCGTGCAGTCGAAGCCCGTGCTTATATGACTATCAACGGTAAACGTCGTTTGTTATTGAACGCTAAAAAAGTAACTATCAAAGTCGATAAGACTAAAGAAGAAGTTGCTATTTTAGGTCGTATCACTAAAGGCAATAAATCTACTGGTGCTAAAGGTACTGGTTCTATGACAGTATATGATAATACACCAATCTTTACTGAACTCATGACCGATTTCATGAATCACGGTAAAGACGTATACTTCGATCTTCAAGTGACAAACGAAGATTCCGATTCCGCAGCTGGTTCTCGTACAGTCGTTATTAAAGGTGTTAACATCGATAACTTCGACCTTACATTGGCCGACGCTGACGGTAAATATTTGGAACAAGACGTAGACTTCACATTCGAAGGTCTCGAAATTCCAGAAAACTTTAAAGAATTAGACGGTATGCAAGCCTAATTCCGCGTAAATCTTAGATAAGGGGCCTTATGGCTCCTTATTATTCTATATAAGGAGATTAACCCTCTATGGCAGATATCAAAAATATGTCCTTAAACGGATTCTTTAAATCTAACGCTAAATCCTTACCCGACGTAAAGGTAGTCGTTTCTGAACGTTTTACCGATCAAGACGGTAATCCGATCGAATGGGTATTGCATCCTATTAGCACTAAACTAGTCGAAGAAATTACGAAACGCAATACTAAAACTACTATTAAAAACGGTAAGAAAGAGTCTACTGTAAACGAAGAAAACCTTAACGCAGAACTCCTCGAAGCTGTTGTATTATATCCATCTCTTAACGATGCCGAATTGCAAGATTCTTATGGTGTATCCTCCGCTAACGAATTGTTAGGCGCTATGTTATACCCTGGCGAAACACAAGTATTAACAGCTGCGCTACAAGAAGTAATGGCTGGTAGTAAAGCTAACGATATCGACGAACTAAAAAACTAATAGAGGAGAATCCCGAGGCATATCTCTACCATAGGGCCCTCCAAGATTTACATATCCGTCCGCTCGAATTAAACTCAATGGACGAACAGGAACGCAACTTTATATTTGCTTCCCTAGCTATGAGAGAGAAAGAGCGGGCCCACATTTCCAAAGAATTAAAACGAAATAAATCAGGAGTAGAATATGTCTACACTATCTAACACGATAAAGTTAAATAACGGTGTTTCTCCTGTCTTAAAAGATATAACTCAAACGGCTAGTAGTGCTTCATCTAGTATGTCGAATTTTGCTCAACAAGTAACACATACTGGTAATGCGGCCAATAATGCACATGGCTCTTTATCTAACCTTAAAGCTATTTTTTTAGGCTCTTTAGGAGCTAATATAGCAGCTGCCGCTATTCAGAAAGTCGGCGATGCTATCGGTCATGTATTCGATATGGCACAAGAATTTTCATCGATACAAGCCAGACTCGGTTTAATAGTCGGTGAACAAGGGAATGTAGCGGCGTTAAATAAAGAGATTTATGAATCGGCCCGAAGATCTCGTACTGAATATGCTTCTATGGCTGAAACAGTAGCTACGTTATCACAATCGGCTCACGATGCTTTCCCAGATCCTAAAGAAGCCGTCGATTTTGCTGAAAAAATTAATAAAGTAATGGCTATCGGTGGTACGACTGGCGAAAATAAAAAGAATGCTATGATCCAGTTGACACAAGGTTTAGCTTCTGGTCAGCTACAAGGCGATGAATTCCGTTCTATTGCCGAGAATGCTCCGATGATCGAAAACATCATAGCAAAAACTATGGGTGTTTCTCGTGGTGAATTAAAGAAACTAGCGTCCGAGGGTAAAGTTACAGCCGAAGTTATTAAGAAAGCCATGACCGATAATGCCGACGAAATTGAAGCAGCGTATCGTAAATTGCCACATACATTCGCTGACTGGGCTACCGATATTAAGTCGGTCGCAGAATATGCATTTGCTCCATTATTCGATGCTGTTAATGACTTAGCTAATTCACCAGAATTCAGACAATTTGTCGATAGCATAGAAAATAATATTCAGTATATAGCGCCTATTATTAAAAATGTATTCAATGAAATATCGTATGCATTTAAGCAAGTATTAACGGCAGGTCAACAAGTATTTGGCTGGTTACAAGAAAATGCATGGTTCGTACACGGTGCTTTATTTGCATTAGCTACTGTAGCTCTTGTATATGCTGCTAACTGGTTAGTGGCTGCTGCTTCTACCGTAGCGGCTACCGTTGCTCAATGGAGTTTAAATACTGCTATGTTAGCATGTCCAGCAACCTGGGTGGCCTTAGCTATTATGGCTATTATCGGCGCATTATATCTCGTTATTGATATGTATAACGAATGGTCCGGTACTACGTATACAGTAGTCGGTGTTATCGCCGGTGTATTCGGTGCATTATGGGCTATTATTTACAACCAAATTGCCTATATCTGGAACGTCTTTATTATCTTCGCTAACTTTATATCCGATGTGTTTAATAATCCGGCTAAGGCTATACAAAATTTATTTAAACGCTTATGGAATAACTTAGTCGAATTTGCTGTACAAGGTATTAATGCGATGCTCGGCGTCATGAAACAAGTACCGTTCCTTAAAAATTTATTAGACGGTGTCGGTAATGTCGTAGCTTCCAGATTCCAAGTACAAGTCGATGCTGGTGCATTCGACGACTATAAATTAGATTCTAAGAATATTTTAGGTACTGCAAGTGACTGGCAGAATGCTGGCGATGGTTTAGTCGGTAAAATTAGCAATATCTTTAATCCTAGTCAACCGAATATCAGCGATGATTCTAATAGCGATCAAAGTACTAAGCGAGATGCCGTATCCGATGCTGCTAAAGACACAGCTAAAAATACGAAGAAGACTGCTAAGAATACAGCAAAAACTGCTAAAGCATTACAGTTAACAGCCGACGAGATTAATACGTTAAATAAAGGCATTATGAACGATGCTATTAAGTCCTGGTCTCAACGTACTATTCATCTAAACGTAACGAATAATAATAACATCGATTCTAGCGTCGACTATAAAGACTTTAGTACTAACTTCGCTAACGGCTTAGTCGATGCATTCCAACGTAACACTGGGGAGGCTTTAACATAATGTATTATTTTTATTTAGACAACCTCCAGATACCGATCCCGCCTAAATCACTCGATATTTCTTATAGCAATAAGAATGAAACAGTGGACTTATTGCAAACCGGTGAAGTTACGATACCGAAGCCTATGGGTTTGACGGAATATTCCTTCGAGATCCTGTTGCCGAATAGTAAATATCCGTTTAATCAGTCCATCCTCGAAAAGAGTAAAAAAGCTGAATACTATGCTAACAAAATACACGGTATGAAATTAGCCGGTAATCCGGTTAAATTTACCGTAGTCCGTATGAAACCGACTGGCGAAATGCTGAGTATGATCACGGAACGAGTTACGATCGAGGACCTCGAAACTAAAGAAGATCACGATTATGGCTTCGATATGTATATCAGCATCAAACTCCGTCAATGGAGAGACTACGGTACTAAAAAGCTCGTGATCGAAGAGAATAAAGACGGCACTGCTAACGCCTCCGTTAAGACAGAACGTCCGACCGATAAAGTACCCGCTAAGGAAGTTAAATCTCCTAACGGGTTTAATAAGGCGACACTACAAAGAGTCGTTAAACAACAATTTGGCAATACGAATAATTTATTTAAAATTGCCGCTTTAAATAAAATTGGAGTACCTTGTTATTTAGGTGCGACACAAGCTCTTAGTATGTATAACGAAGGGAAGGGGAATGATGCATGGACGAATTTAATTCTCAAAAAATAACACATGCTCCCTTACGTGTTAACTACGAGTTACTCGTTATGCACGACCGAAAGGATATGTACATACTAGATCCGCAAGACGGGGTTACGCTAGACCGTAGCCCTGACCTTGCTCCGGCTAAATTGTCCTTTAAAGTATTTAAAGATAAAGTGCTGAATATCGAAGAAGGCGACCTTATTAACCTTAAAGTTAATGGTGAGCTCGTATTCGTCGGCTACATCTTTGAGAAGAAACGCTCTAAAGATAACTTCATTGAAGTAACGGCATACGATCAATGTCGTTATTTAAAATCGGAAGGTTATTATGTATTTAAGGGCGAGAAAACGGCCTCTGAATTAATTAAAGCCTTAGCCGAAGACTTAGCTATTAAAGTCGGCGATATTAGCCCGACCGTATATAAGATTAAATATATTTACGACGGCAAAACATACCAAGATATCATTTTGGATATGTTAAAACAGACTAATATTTACTCTCCTAAGATACCGGTTATGAAGCCTTTAAAGAAATCGACCGATAGTAACTTTACGGCTCCGAACGGTACCTATTACGAGCAAAACGATATTAAGTATCTTACCGATCACGGCTATAAGCAAGAGGATGCGCTAGCCGAACTTGCTAAATCGCCTAAATATAAAGTTAAGACATGGGATGCGACTCAAAATGCTAAGATGGCTCCTCCTAAACGAGATTCAGATTCCGATAAGCTGGCTCCTAACGGTACCTACTACGAGAAAAACGATATTAAATATCTTACAGATCATGGATATACCGAAGAGGCGGCCATAGCTGAATTATCTAAATCCGACAAGTATAAGGCTAAAGAATCCGAAATGAAGGAACGTAAGCCAGTGTACTTAGCTTATGACGATAAAGGTCTTTTAGTCGTTAAAGAACTTAACGATATGGTAACCGACATTCTTATCGATGCTACTCAAGTCGGTGATTATGAATATACGTCTTCTATCGAGAATACCTTTACACAAGTCTTAGTAGTACGTGAAGCTAAAGCTACCGAGAACGGTGAAGAAACTAAGAAATTCTGGCGTACTGGGGCAGCTTATGCTAAGAACGAAACTCAGAAATGGGGCGTACTTCAGAAGGTGTTTAAGCCCGACGATAAAAAGACTAACGCTATCGAATATGCTAAAAATTTACTCGATACGTTAGCACGAAAAACTCATACGCTACGCTTAAAAGACTGCTTAGGGCATACCGAAATACGACCTGGTTCCGGTATCTGGTTAAACTTTAATATCGGTGATCAGATCATTAATGAATTAGTATACGTGCAAGCCGTTACTCATAAGTTTAATAATAATAAATATTTAATGGATATGGATATTATTTACTTCGATAAACAACAACCAGAGATTACGGTCGAAGATAGGGGCGACGAAGAGATTCGTAAACGCATCCAAGCTATGAATAAGAAATCTGGCGGTACTTCTAAAGGTACCGGTAAAGCTGGTAACGCTACGAATGCTGGTGTACAAGCCGGCTTCGATTCTATCACGGGTACGACTTCTGCATATGGCGATGTAGGCTGTGTCGATAGAGCAACAGCTGGTGGTTCTTACTATAATAGCGATTTAGCCGATGCTTATAATGCCGGTATTAAAGACGTACCTGGACTTAAGACATTTATGAATGGTCGTGGTTATGCGATCGAATCGTATACTGGTGCTGCTAACCCTGGCGATATCCTTATCTATGACGGCGATGAACATGTCGTTATAGCCGATGGTGCTGGTGGCTGTGTCGGTAATAGTACTAAAGCTGGCTCAGTTATTCATTACTCCGATGTTAACTATGCTTACCATAATGGTACAGCTCCTACTCATATTATTAGAACAGGTGTTAAATAATGGATAATGATTTTAATAAGATATTAAGCGTCATTAAGTCGGCGGCCGTTACAGCTGTCGAGAATACGAAACCGGCTACGATGTTAATCGGTGTAGTCGTTTCAGAAGCTCCACTCGAAATAGCACTCGATTCTACCTTAATTATTCCGGAAGACCATATCATGCTTACTAAAAATACGTGTGAATGGACGATGGAAATGAGTGTCGATCATATCACCGAGAATAGAAGTGGTGGCGGTGGTTACGCTGAATTTGCTAGCCATAACCATGAATACAAAGGTCGTAAGAAGTATCTAGTACATAACGGTCTTAAGGTCGGCGATAAGGTATGGTTATTCCAAGAAACTGGTGGTCAGCGCTATATAGCGTTCGATCGTGTATACAATCCGAATGTGGGGTGTACGACTAAATAATGGCACTAACTCCTATGTCTAGTTATAACCAACTTGATAGCAGTTTGGTTACGAAGAAACAGACTTCTAATACCTTCAGAGTCAGATACGAAGACGATTATAAAATCATCGGTATGTGTGACGACTATGAAGCGATGAAACAAGCTATTTTTAAAATTATTAATACGGAACGCTACAAATATTTAATATACGACTGGGATTATGGCATCGAATTAAACGATTTAATCGGTGAAGCTATCCCTTATGTATATGCCGAAATTCAACGACGTATCACCGAAGCATTATTAGCTGACGACAGAATCGATAAAGTATACGACTTTAATTTCTCGAATAATGGTGGCGACGTATTATGTGTATTCTCGTGCGACACAATTTACGGCACGATTAATGATATATATAAAGAGGTAACAGACTATGTACGAAAATAAAACTTATGAAAATATATTAGCTGATGCCTTATTCCGTACTGAAACTAAATACGATAAACGACAAGGATCCATGATATATGACTCATTGGCTCCTTTTTCTTTTGAGTTAGCTGAAGCATATATTATGGCACAAGTGATTTTAAGACAAACGTATGCCAAAACAGCTGACCGTGCTTTTTTAGAATTACGTGCTGTCGAATTTAATATCGTACCTCGTGAAGCTACAGCAGCTGAAGTAAAAGGTGTATTTGATAGAGCTGTTGATATCGGTACTCGGTTTAACTTTGAAGACCTTAACTTCCGTGTCATAGATGTAATCGATTTATCTAAAAACGAATTTAAGCTAGTATGCGAAACTCCTGGTGCTAAAGGTAACTATTGTATAGGTCGTATCACTCCTATTAATACGATCCCGGGTTTGCAGAATGCCGAAATTAAAGAAGTATTAGTACCTGGTCAAGACGAAGAAGATACAGAAGCCTTCCGGGAACGCTATATCCGAGCATTAAAATCTAAAGCTTATGGCGGTAATGGCGCCGATTATAAAGAAAAAGTGTTAACGGTTAACGGTACTGGTGGTTCTAAGATATACCGATGCTGGAACGGTGGCGGTACTGTTAAGGTCGTTATTATTAATAACGAATTTAATAAACCCTCGCAAGAGCTCGTCAAAGAAGTACAGAATGTCTTCGATCCGACTCCTAATCAAGGTAAAGGCTACGGTTTAGCTCCGATCGGTCATACGGTTACTGTCGAAGCAGCCGAAGAAGTCGTTATTAACTACGAAATCCCGGTCGTAATGGCTGCCGGTCATGAACCTTCCGAGATTCAAACAGAACTTACTAAGAAAATCGAAGAACGTTTGAAAGTCAGACGTAAAGAATGGACCACTCAAGACGAGACTCAATTCCTTACAGTACGAACTTCTATCGTTACTTCATTAGCTGTCGATTTAGATAAAGTAATCGATGTAGGCGATATTAAAATTAACGGCCAGAAAGTTAAGCGCCTCGATTTACGTCCTAATCAAATACCTAAACTCGGTACTGTTACATTAATCAAAGGTTAATCATTATGGCAATATTTGATAATTATACTCGTATCATCGATTTATCCGAATTTGCTGTACCGGTATCTGGTGAGACTGCTGAAATGCAAGAGATATATAGAGTTGAAAGCATCGAAATGCAAGCCTTATGGAATACGATGGTCGAGATCTTCAGAGAGCAATTCATTATGACGGCTGAATCTCATGGCTTAACGCAATGGGAATCTATATTGGATATTTCTCCGGCTAGCGACGATACAATCGACGACCGACGCTTTAATATTCTATTGGCATTAGCCGGTCAGCGTCCTTATACCGAAATTAAGCTACGAGAACTTCTCGACGGTATCTGTGGCCCTGGTAACTATCGTATTGTCGAGGATTATAAGAACTATAACGTTCACTTTAAGGTATCGTTGGGCGTAAAAAAACAACGTGATGCCGTATCTAAGCTATTACGAGATTTAATCCCGATGAATCTTATCTATGACGTCGACTTATTATATAACCGTCACATAGACTTAGCGCGGTATACACATAAAGAACTCGCTCAATTTACTCATTTTGTATTAAACCAGGAGGTTTTACCTAAATAATGGCTACATATACAAAGAATATTAATTTACTTAAACCAGCCGAACAAGAAAAATACGATGTAAACCTTCGTAATAATAACTGGGATAAGATCGATAAAGCTATCGGCGATACTAGCGATGCTATTAAAAAGCATAAAGAAGCTAACCCTATCGATCATCCAGACGGTAGTGTTACGACTCCGAAGCTACGCGATAAGAACGTTACGACTGAGAAATTAGCCGATAAATCTGTTACAGCTGCTAAACTAGCCGACGATATTAATATGAAGTTAGATAATAGCTATGTTAAGAAGGCCGGCGACACTATGACTGGCGATCTTAATATAGCGACATCTGCTGTTATTAAGCTTCAACGTAAAGCTGGTAACGGGTTCCATACTATTTCCGATGGCGGTACTGACGGCGGTGTTACTAACTTAGACCTCGGCAATATTCAATATACGCAAGAATCCAACTTGTGCTGTTATAACCGTCCTGGCTGGTACGGTAAAGATAAACAGCGTGTATTCCAACCATTCTTAACGATCCCCGATATTAGTGTTACATACGGTAACGTTCGAGACGGCGGAACACTTCCTATTCCAGATGGCTTTAACGAAAATGAGTGTACATGGCTATTGAGCATGGACCAATCTAACGTAGATAGATGGTACATCGACTTTAGAGAAAGTAACTCCTCTAACATGATTAACTTCGAATGCTGGCGTGAAGGACGTAAAGTCCATGTCGGTACTCGTTTGAAAGGTCAAGACGGTATCAGTAAAACTTACAATGACTCTACTAAGAATAACGGTGCAGAAGTATTCTTACCTGGTACTGCTAACTATATCTGTATCGCGGTTAAACGAGGTTAGATAATGGAACAAATTAAACGTAAAGACGAAACATTATATATCGGCTCCGACTGGTCTCGTGTATACGAAATTAAAGGTATGGATCTTAAAGATGCGACAGCTATATGTAAATTCCGCGATAGTAACGATACTTTACTAATTGAAGCCGAGTGCACTATACAAGATAATCGTATTTATCTAACCGTTAAATCTGCCCTTAGCCTTAAGATACCGAGAGGCGTTAAGCAAGGTAAATACGATATCTTTCTTATTGGTAGTACGTACACCTATAAGATCATGATGGGTTCTATTACATTTATTCCAGATGTTTCTATGCACTAGGAGATTGATATATGGATAAATTAGAAGTTATTACGATCGAACCGACGACTCCTAAAGTAGTCGATGTTACAATTCCTTCCTCTAGCGTAATCAGTACTGGTTATATAGCGGGCCCGCAAGGTAAGGATGGCTTACCTGGTCCGCAAGGCCCTCGTGGCCCAGAAGGTCCACAGGGTCCGAAGGGCGAGAAGGGCGATGCTTTTAAATTCGAAGACTTTACTCAAGAACAGCTCGAATCTCTTAAGGTAACGACAGCTGGCACATCTGTACCCGGCCCGAAAGGAGATCCCGGTCCTCAAGGAGATCCCGGTCCTATGGGCCCACAAGGTATACCGGGTCCAAAAGGAGATACTGGTGAGCGTGGTCCAGTTGGCCCGCAAGGTCCTCGAGGTAACGATGGTTTACCTGGTAAAGATGGTAAACCTGGACCTAAAGGAGATCCCGGTATTCAAGGTCCTCCAGGCACTAAAGGCGATACTGGTTTAACTGGTCCACAAGGTATTCCAGGCGTTAAAGGTGATCCTGGTGAAGTCGGGCCGCAAGGTCCGGCTGGTCCTCGCGGTAATGATGGACAACCGGGGCCAAAGGGTGAACGTGGTGAACAAGGTCCGAAGGGTGCTGACGGTATTCAAGGCCCTAAAGGTAACGATGGACGACCTGGTCCAAAAGGAGATCCTGGTCCCGTAGGTCCTGCTGGTCCAAAGGGCGATAAAGGCGATCCTTTTAAATTCAGCGATTTTACTCCTCAACAACTAGCAGCACTTAAAGGTCCTAAAGGCGACCCAGGACCGCAAGGGCCTCCTGGTCCTCCTGGTAGTGGTGGCGGCACTGGTGGTGGAAACGTCGATTTATCGGCTTACGCTACTAAAAAAGAGTTAAATAATTATTTATCTAGAAATGATGCCAATAACCATTATGCTCAAAAAGGCTGGTCTGCTCAAACCTTCGCTTATAAGGGTGATTTAGGTAGCTTTATTAGGAAGTCCGAAATAGCTCAGTATGCATTAACACCTGGCGATGCTTCCACTCGATACGTTAATAATATTCAGGCTCAGTCTTTTGCTAAGAATGCAGATTTAGCTAATTACGTTCCTAAAGCACAATACGATAAAGATATTGAAGCTCTTAAGAAACGTATAGCTGATTTAGAACATTTATAGGAGTTAAATAATGAATAATATTAGATTCGGCGGCATCCCTTATCTACATCTCGATGTGTATCAAGGACACGATCATGTGTTTAATATCCAAGTCGAAGATGATAGTACTAAGGAAATAATCCGCTATCAAGAAGGAACGTTGACTTGTAAGGTACGTCGTAATAATCCTCAAGGCGGCGTCGTACTTATATTAACTCCAGTATTTAATAACGATACTAACTGTGTCGACTTATTATTTAACAGTGAAGACACAAGTAACGTTATGTTCTCCTACGATAACATCATGGAGGAAACATTCTACTACGATATTCGTCTCGATCATGACGAAAAGGATGAAGTCGTATGTTATGGTGATCTCACTATGAAAGCTGGGTGCAGTCAATGATTAAATTAAATCGTGGACACGATAAGAATATCGTATTATCTAAAGAAGCTTTAAAGGAAATTCGTGGCTTATCGGCTTATGAAATAGCTAAACAAGAAGGCTTTACTGGTACCGTCGATGAATGGTTAGCATCTCTTAAAGGTGCTAAGGGCGATAAGGGTGATACGTTTAAAATATCTGACTTATCACCAGAAGAATTAAATTCTATTAAAGGACCTCGTGGTGAAACTGGTTATACTGGTCCACAAGGCCCTCGTGGCGAAGCCGGGCCTAAAGGTGACAGAGGCGATATTGGTCCGAAAGGCGATATCGGCTTAACTGGTCCTAAAGGCGAACAAGGTATTCAAGGCGTACAAGGTCCTCGTGGTGAACAAGGCCCTCGTGGTATCCAAGGTAAAGACGGTAAATCATTCACGTTAAGTCATACGTACTCTACCGTAGAAAAAATGAATGCCGATGCCGATAACATCCTCGAAGATGAATTTGTCGCTATTACAGACGGTCATATCTTTATGAAGGATAACGGTGTACTCGTTGAAGTATTAAATATCCGTGGTCCACAAGGTATTCAAGGCGAACAAGGTATTCGTGGTGAAACCGGACCGCAAGGTACGGTGGGTCCTCATGGTGAACAAGGCCCGAAGGGTGATCCACTTAAATTTACCGATCTCACGGAAGAACAGATTAATACTTTGAAAGGTCCTAAAGGCGATATCGGCCCAGAAGGTCCACAAGGTCCTCGAGGTTTACAAGGTCCAGAAGGTCCTCGTGGCGTACAAGGTGAAAGAGGTCCAGCCGGTCCTCAAGGTATCCCGGGTCTAACTGGTCCAGAGGGCCAGAAGGGCGATAAGGGCGAAACTGGTCCTATCGGTCGTGCTTTTACATATAGTGATTTTACTCCAGAGCAGCTTAAAGGCTTAACTGGCCCGAAGGGCGATCGTGGTGAGAAGGGCGACCGTGGCGAAGGTTTCGATATCTTTAAAACGTATCCTTCTGTAAGCGATATGAATCTCGAAGCCGATCTTATACCGTTAAATAAATTAGTCATGATTAGCTCGACTACTAACGACGAAGATAACGCTAAAGTGTATTTAAAAGAAGCGTCCGGCCTCAAATTCTTTATCGACCTAAGTGGTGCTCAAGGTATTCAAGGTCCTGTCGGCCCTAAAGGCGATAAAGGCGATCCTTTCAAGTATACCGATTTCACAGCTGCTCAGTTACAAGGTCTTAAAGGCCCAAAAGGCGATACTGGCTTACGTGGCCCACAGGGCCCACAGGGTGAACAAGGCTTAACTGGTCCGACTGGTCCACAAGGTCCTATTGGCCGAGCATTTACGTATAGCGATTTTACTCAAACGCAGCTCGAAGCCTTGCGCGGTCCACAAGGTATTCAAGGTGCTCAAGGTATCCAAGGTCAGAAGGGCGAGAAGGGTGAACGTGGCGATCAAGGTCTATCTCCTAATTTTACATTCACTCTCGAAGATAATGGCGATTTATTTGTCGACATTAACTACGCATCTTCTAGCAATGTAACACCAGCTACTCCGAACACTACATCTGCTGTTATTAAGACATACGATGTCGTATGGGGAATAGCTCAAGCCGGTGCTCCTGGTCCTATTCGTGGCTATCTCGAATATAGTGCATTAAGTGGCTTCGGTAAGCTTCACCTCGATATGAAAGTAACCGGAAATGGCTCTGGTAATGGTGGTGTTTTATGTACGCTTCCTAACGATGCTCCTGTACCGACACGTTTATTAGAAACTTCTATCGATGCTAGTAATAATAGTGTCTATGTAGAACCTAATAGCCGTGTTGTTAAAGGCTGGGGTGTTGCCGGTAACAATAAACGTTACATATTGGATATCGTAGGCTTTTGGAAGGAGATTTAAATAATGGCAAGAATTAGATTAGGCAATTTAAAAGGTCCTAAAGGCGACAAAGGCGATCCAGGGCCTCGTGGTCCTCAAGGTATTCAAGGACCTCCTGGTACCGCCGAAAATATCGATTTAACTCCTTTCGTTAAGAAAACCGAGAATACGACTTTAACCGGCCAGTATACTTTTACTAATAATACGCCGATTAAATTAAATGGCTACGACGTGGTATCCGAGAATAATCGTGTATTATTTAAAAATGCAGATAATAAGAATGTATTTGCTTTCGATGCCGATACGATTACTCATAACGATAAATCCTTGTTAACACAAGATAAGGCTAATACGTTATATGCTCCGGCCGGCGACTATGCTACTCGTACTGCATTGAATGGTTATGCTACGACTACTAGCTTAAATAACTATGTAACGACTGCTAATGCTAACAATACGTATGCTAAGAAGACAGATTTAAATTCTTATGCTACTACAGCCAACTTAAATAGCTATTTAACGACTGCTAATGCATCTAGTACTTATTTATCTAAAACCGATGCTAATACTACATATGCTAAGAAAACCGATTTAAGTACTTATGCTACAAATGCTAGTTTAAGCAATTATTTAACGACTGCTAATGCTAGTACTACTTATTTAAATAAAACAGATGCAGCTAGTACTTATGCTAAGAAAACAGATTTAAGTGGTTATGCGCCAAACTCTACTTTATCTAACTATGTAACGACAGCTAACGCTAATAATACTTATTTATCTAAATCCGATGCTGAAAGTACTTATGCTAAGAAAACCGACATCGGTAACGGTTTAACGCTTGCTCAAGCTAACGATGCTTATGTATCTAAAGCTGGTACTAATAACGTAACCGGTACGATTAATATTAGCCAGACAGCCGGGCTTACTTTAGCTAACCATATCTTAGAGTCTAA